CAGCGCAGACTTGCCAATACCCCGCCCAGAACTCACCGCATGTCTGAGCGTCTCAAAATCCACCAGCCCCTTTTGGCGCTTGATGTGGGCGGTGATCTCCCGCAGCACCTCCCGCTGCCACTTCCTTGGCCCCTTGAAATTCGCCAGCGGCGTGTTCTCTTTCCCCCAAGGAAACGCAAACAACACAAACGCCTCTGGATCATCAGCTAACGCTGGTGACCACAGCGTGGACATCAGCTCTTGCTCGTCTTCGGGCTTGTAGATTGTTGTTTGCATTTATTTAAGCCATCGCATTTGCAAGGTGGTTTGTGATAGACGCAATTGGCTGGCCTTCTTTGATGGCTTTACGCATTTCTGGCGTAATGTCAAGGTAGCGAACAGGCGCTCCTTTTTCCATAAACATTTGATCAATCTTGCGTTTTTGTTCACTTGGCAAATTTTTATAAGTTTCGCCAACGCCATATACTTTTTGCGCTAATTCATCTTTTGAACCAGTGCCAGTTAATTTTGTCTCACCCACCTTTGCACCGTACTTCTTGCCTTGCTTTTCAAGAAAAGCAGGGTAAATCTCATCGTAATATTTCTTCATGCCCTCGCCGCCAATGGTCAGATCATCGCCCTTAATAACGCCGTCTTTTTTCTCGGCAATTTGTTTTGCCATTGTCTTGCCTAAAACTTCTTCTACTGTTTTTCCTACGGCTGAACCATCAATAAACTTTCCATCTTTTATAGTTCCTGAGAATGTATTTTGCCCATTCTTTTTTGCATTAACAGAAATTTCGTTCTGTGTGCCAATAGGATTAAAATTAATTTCATCAACATTCTGGCGCAATTGGTCAGAAAATCGGTCAATCTGCTGCTTGCCCGTGGTCAAACCAATCCTGTCATAGCCCTTGTCCACCGCCTCTTTCAGCGCCCGTTTCAGCGCCAGTTGATGCCATGTGTCTTTAAAGGGTGCGTCTGGGACGCTATCACCACCCATTCCAGCACTTCTATTGCGCTCAACAACACTTCTTTGTTCGCTGTTTAAATCTGCAAAAGATGGGTCATTTTCAAGTTTGTTTTGGTTATACCATTTCTCTAAATTTTCTTTAGTTGCATAACCCCTCTCCCGCCCAGCCTGATGCCAGTCCGACTGCACTTCCTCAATCAACAACATTTTCTTGCCGTCAGCGTCCACTCGGTCATTGACCCGCATGTGAGCCAAGATGTTGGGTTCATTGAAGTGGGATGATCTGTAAGGCTCTTCTTTTATGGTAAATCTACGAATAGCTTCTTCCATAGCAGCATCTTTTGATTTTGCGTAAATCCTTGTCCCAATGTTATCTGGGTTAACTAAAGTAAAGTTGCCATTTGCCATTGACTGTAAAGAATAGCCTTCTGGTAATGTTTTAGGCATTTTCTCCGGCAAAGTCAGCAAAATCTCACGATAGTTCTCACCGCCTGGCAGTTGGAACTTATCATATTTGGTAGATGGTACTTCTGGCACTACATAGGCAGCATTAGCTTCTGCGTCTCTAATGTCTTTTAGATTGTTTATTTTTTGTTGAAACGCACCCATATTGCGCGGCAACAAACGTATTCTTTTTAATTCTGCATCTGCTAAGTTGTAAGCCTCATAATCTTGCGCCGTTGGCATATAGCCTTGAGTGTTTAACCTAGCATGAGCATCAGCAAATTTATCTCTTGCCAGCATTGTTTGATCATCCAATGCTTTGTTAAATTTAGAATATTCATCCATCATCGCCTGCATCTGCGGCTCGTACTTGTCAAAAATTTCTTTGCGCTTGGCAATGCCAATTGGGTCTTCTGTGATCACGCCACCCAACTGCCTCTCCTGCACATTGATACGATTGCCAGCAATAAAGTCCTGCACCTCTTGACGGGTTACGTTAGTCCTGCCCCTCAAGAACTCACTTAGCCCCATTGTCTCCATCTCATACTTCTTAACATCTTGGCCCTTTGCCAGATCGTTAAGGAACGATTCACCAGTGCCTTGTTTGCGGGGAATGTTCAACGCCTGCTGCTCCACCGCGCTGTAAAAGCCCAGCGGCGATACTTCTGCCCTTGGCTTTACGCTTTGAGCCAACTGGTTTGCGTTAAATTTAGGAGTCTCAGCAGGCAACACCCCAGGCATCAACCCCTGCCTCTGCAAGTACCCCTCAGTCATTCTTGCCGCTGTCGGCCCCAACGTCCTGCCCGTGGCAAACGCAGCCTGCCTAGCCGCCCTCGCAGCTTGCAATGCCTCCATCGGCGTCAATGGCACTACCGCACCAACATTGGCCGCTGCGGCTTGCGCAGCCCCTTGCGGGGGCAGTGGCAGCGTCCTTAGCAATTCTTGCGAGCCATACGGCACTTGCGTCTGGGGGCCGTAGTCCACATCACCGTACATCTCCATTGGCATGGGGCTACGCACCAAGTTCGCCACGTCCGATGGCAATCCCAGCGTTCCCGCAACCCTGCCCCGCAGAAACTGCAACGGCATCTCAGCGGCCAGTCTGGGGTCTTGAATAGTTCGGTTGCGCCTCAACTGCGGGTAGTACCCAAACGCAGCACCAAGCGCGTTCTGGCCTTCAGGGGTAAGTGCGTTGTTTATCGGCATGGCTCGATGGTAAATGATATTTCTAAAAAATAAAATAAAAATGTTCGTGGGGGCACCGTAACCGTGGCCCCTTGGCGCTCGGCCCTACCCGCCCCCCCTCGTTTGTAAGTGGGCGCTTACTTAGGCCATTTTTGGGGTTATGCACAGGGCAAAAGGCAAGTTATGCGCCTTGCCCTGTGCATAACTGGCACTACTGCGGTTTTGCTCTGTATAGCCTGTGCGTAACTCACTGCCGACTTAACATAATGGACACTGTGGAACACTGCATGGGGCTTTTGCTAGGGTTAACCCTGACATGCACCATTTGTGTGCGCCTGCGCGTAGTTATAAAGAATCCCTTCGCAAAGCGCCCAACCGATAGCCAAAGCCTATTCCTTGTTCGCCATCTCTTTAACCGCCACATCAACGATATTGCTCTCATCCGTCAGAACGCGCTGTTTGGCCTCTTTAAGCGCATCAGAGACGCTAATGCGGGTATCGGTCACCGAGACATCGATTCGATCCCCATAGACCTTTGGCTTGAGCTTAGCGGCCACCCATTTTCTCGTATCGACTTGCAAACGCTTTTGCTGCACCCAAGCGCTTTTTGAAGGCCCATCAAGATTCGCTGGGATGGCCTCATCCGCCAGTTCCAATATTTCCTCAGCGAGACGATCAGCCCGATCCTCAATGGCCTTTTCGTACATGGCCCGAAACGCCACATCCTTTTTAATCATTGTCATCACAAGCACATAAGACGGCATCCCATCAGCTTTGAGCGCAGTGCTCAAGCTCTTGCCCTGGCTGATGTCCTCGCACATCGCCATCCAGCACGGATGATCAATCCCAAAAGTCGTTGGCCTACCGCCAGCATGTTTAGCCACCGCCATTTCCAAAACATCTTTTTCCATGTTAGTTCCTGCTCACTTAAATTAAATAACTTTGCCCCGATTCGTCCGCATCCCATTGCCCCTACCGCCCCTAACCTATAGGTTTTAGGGGCGGGGAGGGGCGATTTAATGGGCTTTTGCCCCTAATCCCTAAAAACCCCTAGGGGCGGTCAGGGGCGTTTAGGGGCGTTTTTCCGCATCAACATTGAACTAACTTGTGCCTCATTTTTAAACACCCAGCCATGTTCTGCTGGCTCCAAAGCACCCGCATTTAGCATCTGGGCAATGATCCCATCTGACCTTGAAGCCTCGGTTTTGTTCTTGGCGGTGCGCTCTGACATGCCATCTTTGACCAGTAAGTCGCGCAATGCTGACCGACTAACATAGGGTAAACCATCACGATCTTCAGCCCCAGATGACCACCAGGCGCGTTCAATGGTTCGCATGTTCTCATCATGTTTGGTAGGTTTTTTGTGGGGCTGGGCTGAATTTGCTGCATTGTCTGGGACGGCTACGCATGTGGTTGCAAAGCCTCCAAACTTTGATTGACCCATTTCAATTATTTCCAGCTTAAAGTAAATTGCCTCGCCTTTGCTTGGCAGTTCCCGCTGTTTGGTCACGTTGACCATGCGGATGCCGTCTTTTTCAATAACTTCAATCTCGGTGTCAATGTGGGCGCGGATGCCTGACCAGCCCCGAGCGCCTTTGGCTGCGTCCTTGCCGTTGTGGTGAATGATCATCAAGGCGGCGCCTGTTGCGGTGGCTACTTGGTCAAATCTTGCCATAACTGGCCCCATGTCCTCGCCGCTGTTCTCGTTGGCCCCTGCGCTCATTCTGGCTAGGGTATCGCCAATAATCAGGCGAACTGGCTTGCCTTTGATCTGCTCAATAGCCTTGACCAGCTCAATGACATCGTGGGCGTCTTGGTCACCGTTGTGGAAATTCATGGGCACGGGAACCATGACTAAGTTCTCAAGGCTGCAATTGTGGTGCTTTTTGATGGCTTGCATGCGTGATCGGATGCTGGCGGGGGCTTCGCTAGCTAGGTAGATGACTAAGCCAGAGTCGGTCTTTCTGCCGTAGCAGTCTGTGCCGGTGGCTATGGCTGCGGCCACGGACAATGCCCAAAATGTCTTGCCTGAGTTACTGTCGCCATACACCACCACTGAGCTGCCAATGGTCATCAAACCCTCAATCAGCTCGTTTGGGGCTTCGTAGTCGTTGCCGAGCTGGTCACCAAACACCACTTTTAGCTTGTCAATTACTGCGGTGCCGGTCTGTTGGATCAGCAAGGCTGACAAATTATGGCCTGCTTGCACATAATCATTGGCGTCCATGCCCTCGATGGGTGGCATTACTACCCTAGCCCCAAACTTGGCGCTGGCTTGGTCTGCATATCGTTGGCCTACGCCGTGCTTGTCATGGTCTGCCACGATAACTATGTCCTGAGTTTCGCCATACATCTCACGAAGGCTGGCCGTAACTGGCACCAAACTGCTGGCGCTGTAAGAGATGACGCAAGGGCGGCTAGTGGTTTCGTAAATGGTGGCAGCAGTGGCAAAACCCTCAGCCACATACAGCGTGCCAGGCTCATCTAGTGAGCCTATCATCCAAAACTTGCCACCTGATTTGCCGCCTGGGTGGTACAGCTTGCCACCATCCTCATCAATGTATTGCAAAGTGCTCAGTGTGCCGTCTGCATCGTAAAGAGGCACCATCAACCTACCATCGCCAGTGATCCTAACGCCGTGGGTCTGGATGCCCTTGCGCTTGAGATATGGGTGATCTGGGTGGGCGGCTACGCCACTTAACCATATCTTTTCAACCGTCTCACTGGCAACCTGATGCTGGCGCTCTTGGGCAGCTTCGCGCAAAACCTTGGATTCATTGATGCGCCTTGCATGCACCATTTCCTCAAATTCAGTCAGCTTGCGCCCAACATCCGCACGCCAAGTCTGCTCCATCCCCATTCGCCAGCAACCAAAGCGCCCGGCGGGAATGCCATCGCCAAAAACCAAGTACCAGCCAGGCTTGTCGCCGTGGCCTGGTGATCCCTTTGTCCCCGAGCGAAAGCGGTGAATCTTGCCGTCAAAGTGGATTTCCTCTGGTGGCTCCAGCCCCGCAGCTCGCATGGCGTCTATGAGTTGCGCTTCAGGTGGAGCGACCAGCTTTTCGGGGGACGGTGACCACGGGCCGCCAAGGACTTTTGATAGGTCAGCCATGTGCCACCGCCTGCTTTGTCAAGTAATCGCTCAAAGCCTTGACCGTTTCGTACAAAGGCTTGGACTCCTCTTGCATGAAGCGGTAGACCGTAGCCGGATGCACGCCTGCATTCTCTGCCACCCTCTTGAGGTTGGCATCTTCAAGCCGTTGTTTAATCTGCTCAACAGTCATCATAATTTGCACCTGTGAAAATAATTTTGCGGGAACGCTTGCATCATAGCCTGTTTTATGTTTATGATGCAAGCGCACCCAGAACAGATTTCCTGAAGTGGGTGAAATTAAGGAGAGCCAAGATGGCTATCAATCTGAAGTCAACGGGCGGGCTTACCGCCAATGGAGTGAAGTTGTTGGTGTACGGGCAAGCTGGTGCA